CACTAACACTTCAAGGTGTAAATCATAGTAGTGGAAATTTTATTGACATAGCATCTGCGTCTGGAGGTTATATTAACTTCCGCAATGGCACCTCTGACGCCATGCGTATCGATGCAAGCGGACAGGTCGGTATTGGCACTAGCAGTCCATCACAACCTTTGCATGTAGACGCAACTGGAGGCACTACAGCGGCACTGTTTGACAACAATGGTACTAATGGTGATGTTGTTCGTGTTGGTAAGAACGGCACAGATATTTTAAAGATTCGTGCTGAAGGCACAGCAGACCTTGCATTAGACGCAAGCGGTGGTGCCTTTATCTTTAAAGAAGGTGGCTCAGAAGCCATGCGCCTCGATGCAAGCGGCAACTTGTTGGTTGGGACTACTTCTACAACAGCAGACGAGGGTGGAATAGTAGCTAGACCAGATTCTGATGTTTCAAATATTTATATCGGTCATGCCACAGGAACTGCTGGTGGAAATCCTTACATTCGTTTCCGATACGGCACAGGAAACATTGGAAGCATTACGCAGTCAGGAACTACGGCTGTTCTTTACAACACCACATCAGACCAACGCCTTAAAGACAACATCGTAGACGCACCTTCTGCTTCTGACGACATTGACGCTATCCAAGTACGTTCGTTTGACTGGAAGGCTGACGGCTCACACCAGAAGTACGGCATGGTTGCACAGGAATTACAGAGCGTTGCACCAGAGGCAGTTACTGGAGACGCTGACTCAGACGACATGATGGGCGTAGATTACTCAAAGCTAGTACCTATGCTTGTTAAAGAAATTCAATCACTACGTGCCAGAGTGGCACAACTTGAAGGAGCTAACTAATGGCTACATGGACTATCGCAAACCTTGAGCGTAACGTGGCAGACGGCGGTGTAACCGTTGCACACTGGCGTGTTACTGAAGTAGACGGAGACTACTCTGCCTCTGCATACGGCACTGTAGGCTTTACACCTGACGCTGATGCTGATGACTTTATTGCTTACGACAGTCTGACAGAGGCTACTGTATTGGGCTGGGTACACGCAGAAGTAGACCAGAGTGCTACTGAAGCGGCCCTGACAGCTAAGATTGAGGCAGACAAGAATCCTGTGTCTGCTGATGGTATGCCTTGGTAAACGCTATGTGGACTTATAACTGCAAAGCAGGAACGTACACAGAAAACACTTTAGTTGGACTCGTGTGGCTTATCTTTACACATAGGCTTCATCACTTGTTTGCTGAAGGGCGTTTTGTAGATTAAGACGCTTGTCCTGATTTTAGTACTAGAAGGCGGTACTTCAGCATACGTAGGCAAACGAGTCGTTTACCACACAGTATGTGAGTACAAGGAGGTAGACTCAGACTCAGACAAACGCTACCGATGGTATGTCCAAGGCATATATAGTTGTCCTAAGTACGTAAGGTATAACGATGATTGATCCAGTAACAGCTATAGCCGCAGCATCTAAAGCCTTTGCGATGACTAAGGCATTTGTTGAAGCTGGACGTTCTGCAGAGGACACACTAGGACAAGTAGCTAAATGGTACGGTGCAGCTAGTGACGTACTGTTTGACGAGTCGAAGAAGAGCAACCCAAATCCTTTTAAGAAGCTGGTGTTTGCTAAGTCTGCCGAAGCTGAAGCATTAGAGGCTTTTGCAAGAAAGAAGAAGATAGAAGCTCAACGCAAAGAACTACACAGCATCATAGGTATGGCTTATGGTAACCAAGGTTTGCAAGAGCTACGGGACATTAAGAAGCAGGTAATAAAACAACGACAGGACGCTGTTTACCGACAGCAGGAACTAAAGGAACAAGTACTAGGCACGTTGTTAGTTTTTGTTAGCTTAGGTGTCTTAGCAGTTCTAGTAATATTTATTGCAGGTGGTTTTAAATGACAAAAACAGAAGAACTGTTAGCACGTATTGAAGGCCACGAACGAGAGTGTGCTGTACGTTACGAAATGATTAACAAGCAGCTAGATGAAGGTGCTAAGAGGTTTGACAAGCTAGAGCGTATGGTTCTGTCTATCTACCCTTTCATTATTGCTAGTATTGTTGTTGCGGAGTACTTTAGATGATAGAGGCACTCATAGGGCCTGTTACAGGGCTTCTAGACAAGTTTATACAGGACAAGGACCAGAAGGCTAAGCTGGCCCACGAAGTCGCTACAATGGCTCAGAGACACGCTCAGGAGCTTGCTAAGGCGCAGCTAGAGGTTAACAAAGTAGAAGCAGCACACAAGTCCTTGTTTGTCTCTGGTTGGAGACCTGCTGTTGGCTGGTGTTGTGTCTTGGGTATGACTGGTAATTTCATGGTCATTCCTTTTACCAACTTTGTACTAGCTCTGTTGGCTGTTGAAGTCACTATACCACTCATTGACCTAGAGACTATGATGCCTGTACTAATGGGTATGCTTGGTCTTGGCGCTATGCGCTCTTATGAAAAAACTAAGGGCGTATCGAGGGAAAAGTAAATGGCGTATGTAATTAACAACAGAGTTTTTCGTACACTTTCAGAAGCACAAGAATATATAACAGAAAGTGATTTTGCAATAACGCCTACGATTACTGAAATTACTCGTCCTGAACAAATTCGAAGCATTCTTGACCCTACACGGTTTGCTATTGGTCCGGGTTTTGATGACCAAGAAACTTTTAAAGAGCCGGGTGAATTTGATCCGGTTATTACTAGTACTAACGAAATACCTCCTGAAGATCAACCGCAGCCGGGCGACTTAGGAGAAGAAGATAGTATATTTCAAATTTTATACGACACCATTATTGGTGAACAAGGCATTCCAGAAGGCACACCTCCTGAAGTTATTGAAGCACTTAGAGGGGATTTTGGTCCAACAACAGGTGTTGATGTGCTTCGAGGAATTGCTAGGGAAATAGCTGAAGCTGGCGGTTGGGAAGAATGGTTAGAGCAACAAGAAGAAACTGAAGACGAAGACGACGACGTCGTTGATATTAATGACGACGACACTACTAGAGAAGAAGACGAAGCAGAACGCATTAAGGATGAGCAGGCTGCTGAACGTGAGAAAGACCAAGAAGCAGAAAGACGCAAGGACGCTGAGGCTGAACGACGTAAGGACGAAAGAGCTGCTGAACTTGCTAAGGACAGAGAAGCCGCTGAACGTCGTAAGGACGCTGAAGAAGCTGAGCGTCGTAAGGACGAGCTAGAGGCTGAAAGAGCTAAAGATGTTGCTGAAGCAGAAAGAGTAAAAGATGCAGAAGCAGAGCGCCGTAAGGACGCTGAAGCAGCAGAACGTGAGAAAGACGCAGAACGTCGTAAAGACGAAGAAGAAGCCGAGCGTGAAAAAGACGCTGCTGCAGAGGCTCGTAAAGACGCTGAAACCGCTGAGCAAGAAAAAGATGAGGCCGCTGAAAGAGCTAAGGACGAAGCTGCAGAAGAAGCTAAAGACGAAGCTGCAGAAAAAGCTAAGGATGCTCAAGCTGCTGAAGATGCTAAGGATGCTGAAGCTGCTAAAGACGCTGAAGCTGCGGAACGAAGAAAGGATGCTGAGGCTGAACGTCAAAAGGATGCAGAAGCAGCCGAAAGAGAAAAGGACGCTGCTGCAGAACGTCAGAAGGACGCTGAAGAAGCTGAAAGAGAAAAAGACAGACAAGCCGCAGAAACCCGTAAGGATGCTGAGGCTGCTGAAAGAGAAAAGGACGAAGCTGCAGAAAGACAAAAAGATGCTGAGGCAGAGCGTCAGAAAGATGCAGAAGAAGCTGAACGTCAAAAAGATGCTGAACGAGATAAGGACGCAGAAACAGAAAAAGACGAAAAAGACGCTGAATTAGAGAAAGACGCTGAAACAGAAAAAGACGACAAAGAACGACAAGCTGCTGATGAAGCTGCTGCGGAAGATTTAGAAAAAGAAGCTGAGGAAGACTTCAAAGACATACAAGCTGAAGAAGAAGCTAAAGAAGCAGAAACTCAAGGCAAGGAAGCTGAAGCAGAAAAAGACTCTGAAGCAGAACGAGAAGAAAAAGAAGCTGAAAGAGACAAAGACGCTGAACGTGCTAAAGACGAAAGAGCTGCTGAGGAAGAAAAAGACGCTGAAGCAGAAAGGGCTAAAGACGCAGAAACAGAGAAAGACGCTGAAAGAGCTAAGGACGAAAAAGCTGCTGAAGACGCTAAGGACGCTGAGGCAGAACGTCAGAAAGACGAAAGAGCTGCTGAAGAAGCTAAGGATGCTAGGGCAGAACAAGAGAAAGACGACAAGGCCGCTGAAGAAGCTAAAGACGCTAGAGCAGAGCAAGAAAAAGACAACAGAGCTGCTGAGGAAGCTAAAGACGCTAGAGCAGAACAGGAGAAAGACAACAGAGCTGCTGAAGAAGCTAAGGATGCTGAGGCAGCTAAGGACGCACAGCCTACAACTCCTAGTTTAGAAGAAGCCTTTAGTTTGATGCAAGGACAAGGCATTACTGACGAAACACTTCTTGAGGTTATAGAAAATAACTACGGCTCTGATCCTACTGAAACAGACTTTGACAGGTTCTTTGACTGGCTTCAGGGAGTACTACCTAGCGGTCTTTTAGGTGGGGAATTAGACCGCATCATGAGTGGTATGATAGGCGTTATATTTCCCAACATTGACTGGAGAAATGGACGCATTTTCTTGCCCGGAATACCCGGACTTCCTTTACCACCTTCGCCTACAATCATAGGAACTATAGGCGACATACTAGATGGCAACGTTACTGTTACTGAGGTTTTAGGAGAGCTAGGTAGCGACATTTGGGGAGAAATAATAGGCGCTATAGAAGACCCTGTGTCTGTTATTGAAGAAGTATTTGGTGACGAAGTAGGTTCTGAAGACTTACCACCCGGTTTGATAGAAGCTATCATAGGTGGTGTCGGTGGAGAGCTTATTGACTGGCTAGAAGACATCTTTAGTGGTGAAGCGCCTGCTCCCTCTCCTGAGCCTTCTCCTGTAGGTGGAAATGATGACGGCGGTTTGTTGACTGGCGGTATAGACGACGACACTGGAGGCACAACTCCAGAAGCTGGAGGCACAACTCCAGAAGCTGGAGGCACAACTCCGGAAGCTGGAGGCACAACTCCGGAAGCTGGAGGCACAACTCCAGAAGCTGGAGGCACAACTCCAGAAGCTGGAGGCACAACTCCGGAAGCTGGAGGCACAACTCCGGAAGCTGGAGGCACAACTCCAGAAGCTGGAGGCACAACTCCGGAAGCTGGAGGCACAACTCCGGAAGCTGGAGGCACAACTCCTGAAACCGGAGGTGGTACAGGAACTGGAGGTGCAGGTGACGGCACAACTCCAGAAACCGGAGGAACACCCCCAGCAGGTGATGAACCTGTGGAGCCAGAACCCGGTGCAGGAGAACCTGAGCCAGAAGACGGTGGTGCAGGTGGTGGCGGTATGTTAACTGGAGCACCGTCTCAGGTAGCAGTACCTACAGGAGGTCTAATGTTGCAACAGGCTCAAATGATTTTACCACCTAAGAAAGACTACATGGCTGCTCTAGACGGGCTTCTTTCTGAACTATATAAAGGTACAGTATGACGTATTTAAACCTAGTAAATAATGTACTACGTCGTCTTCGTGAAGATGAAGTAACGTCCGTACAGGAGAGTACCTACAGTAAAATGGTAGGGGACTTTGTCAACGACGCCAAACGTATTGTAGAGGACTCTTGGGACTGGTCGGCGTTACGTACAACACTAACGATTACAACAACTGCTGACGTTTTTAACTATGTGCTTACTGGTAGTCAAAACAGAATTAAAGCACTAAACGTCATCAACGACACTGCTAACTTGTTCATGGAGTACAAGACAGCTACATTCTTTGACGAGGCGTATTTGATATCTGAGCCACGCACTGGAGCACCTACGTACTATACGTACAACGGTGTTGACAGCGACGGAGATACGCAGATAGACATTTACCCTACACCAGAAAAAGCGTACACCATTCGTTTTAACTGTGTCAAAAGAACAGCTGATTTATCTGCAGACGACGACCAACTAACAGTACCTACTATGCCAGTGCTGCATTTGGCTATTGCGTTGTTAGCCCGTGAGCGTGGTGAGACAGGCGGTACGTCGGCTCCTGAGTACTTCAACATTGCTAATCAGTACTTGTCTGACGCTATTGCACTAGACGCTCAAAAGCATCCAGAAGAAGTAATCTTCTATACGCCGTGAGGTAGCTATGGCTCAACCATTACAAAGTATTAATCTTGTAGCACCAGCTTTTAAGGGAATCAACACAGAAGATTCTCCTTTGGCTCAGGACCCTTCGTTTGCTGAGATTGCGGACAACGCAGTAATTGACAAACGTGGTCGTATTGCTGCACGTAAGGGCCACAACCTTATTACAACAAATAAGACTGTCTTAGGTACAGCGTCTCTTAGGGCAATCAAAGAGTTTAAGGACGACGCAGGCAACACCAAAGTTTTTTCTGTAGGCAACAACAAAATTATTAGCGGTACAACTACGCTTGTTGATGAGACGCCCGGCAGTTACACCATTACTGCAGACAATTGGAAGATGGTAAATTTCAACGACAAGATTTACTTTTTCCAACGTAGTTATGAACCCCTTGTGTACGACAACGCAGGAGGCTCTGTAGTTAAGCTGAGTACAGTTTCTGGTGCTGCAGGTGTTACTAGTGCTATTTACGGTAACGAAGTCCTAGCGGCCTATGGTAGGCTCTGGACAGCTGACTTTGGTGCTGACGGTTCTACCGTCTACTGGTCTGACCTTTTGATAGGCCATGACTGGTCCGGAGGCACTAGTGGGTCTATAGACATATCTAAAGTATGGCCTGACGGTCACGACGAGATTGTAGCACTGGCTGCACATAACGGTGCTTTGATTATCTTTGGTAAGCACAGTATTGTTGTTTATAATGGTGCTGAAGCCCCAGCTACAATGGCCTTGGCTGATACTGTAGCAGGTGTCGGCTGCGTTGACCGTGACACTGTACAGTACACTGGTTCTGACGTTTTGTTCTTGTCACACACTGGACTCAAAAGTTTTGGTAGGACAGTACAAGAAAAGTCCATGCCTATCAGCAGTTTGTCCGACACAATTACTAAAGACATCATTAATCTGCTCCAGAACGAAACAGAGTTTTACAGGTCTGTCTATAGTCCTGAAGAAGGTTTCTACCTGTTGTCTTTTGTAGGCCAAAACGTTACGTACTGTTTTGACGTAAGAGGTACGTTAGAAAACGGTTCTTATCGTGCAACACGTTGGCCCGGCACAGGGTTTACGTCCTATGGCAGACTTGAGGACGGCACACTGTACATAGGCACTACAGAAGGCATTAGTGAGTACGACGGCTACAGCGACAACGGAACCAAGTACCGTTTTAAGTACTACAGTCCGGGTCTGACATTTGGTGACCCGTCAATGCTAAAAAGAGTCAAGAAGATTAGACCAACTTTAGTGGGCGCTAACAGTGCTACAGTATTCCTAAAGTGGGCCTACGACTTCGACACATTCTACAGAACTGCAGAGTTTACTGTAGGCAACCAACAACCCGCTTTTTACAACGAAGACGAATTCAACGTGGGGGAGTTTACTGGTGGTGAACTTACGTCACGTAGAGCAGTCAACGCTACAGGAGGGGGTGGTGTTATTACTATCGGTCTGGAGGCAGATATTAATGGTTTTGCTTTGTCTCTTCAGGAAATCAACGTATTAGTTTTAAAAGGTAAAGTACTATGAGTAACTATAGTAAAACTACTGACTTTGCCGCTAAAGACAGTCTACCTTCCGGGGACAGCGGTAAAATCATCAAAGGCGCTGAATTTGAAACAGAGTTTGACGCCATATCAACAGCTATCGCTACCAAGGCAGACATAGCATCACCAACATTTACAGGGACAG